AGCAGTTGTGTTGCCTTGTAAAGAATCTATACCTAGAGCAACATTGTAGTCACCAGTAGTATTACTGTCTAAAGCATCCTTACCAACAGCGACATTACTATTACCTGTCGTGTTTGCTGATAAAGCTGCATAGCCAACTGCGGTATTATTTGAAGCTGTGGTATTAGCGTCTAGGGCATCTTCACCAAGTGCAACATTTTTTCCCCCTGTAGTATTGGCAGCCAGAGCATTTAATCCTATTGCAGTATTCATTGTACCAGTTGTATTGGCTTTCAAAGCATCTCTACCAAGGGCACTACCTGTACCAGTAGTATTGGCAACCATAGCATCATACCCAATAGCCACATTATTATTAGCTGTGGTGTTTGCAGCTAATGCTTGATAACCAACAGCAACACCCTTTGTACCTGTCGTGTTTGCTGATAAAGCACTTGTACCAATAGCTGTATTATTATCTGCTGTGGTATTAGCGTCTAAAGCTGCAACACCTACAGCGACATTATTATCTCCTGTGGTATTTGCTGCCATAGCACCTTGACCAATCGATGTGTTAAGAGCACCTGTAGTATTTAGATATAAAGATGAATCTCCAACAGATGTATTTTGTGCCCCTGAAGTGTTTGCTTCTCCAGCTCTATGACCAATCGCTGTATTATATGAAGCTGTTGTATTCGCTTCCAGTGTTTCCAAACCAATTGCTGTATTTCTTGTACCTGTGGTGTTTGATGCTAAAGCATTTGTACCAACGGCTGTATTTGGTGTTCCTGTCGTGTTTGCTGTTAAAGCGTTATAACCTACTGCTGTGTTGTTTGATGCTGTGGTATTAGCGTCTAAAGCTAAAGAACCAACAGCTACGTTTGATGCACCTGTCGTGTTTGCGTATAGAGCCTGTCTGCCAAGAGCAGTATTACTTGCTCCTGTGGTGTTGGTACTCATACTACCTTCTCCAACCGCAGTATTGCTATCCGCAGTCGTGTTCGCATCTAATGTATGTTTACCTATGCCTATATTGTATGATCCAGTAGTATTTGCTGCTAAAGCACCTTTACCCATAGCAACATTGTCAGCACCTGTCGTGTTTGCTACTAAAGCATAATAACCAACGGCTGTATTATTTGATGCTGTGGTATTAGCATTTAAAGCAGCGTATCCAACAGCAACAGTATTTGCTCCAGTTGTATTAACATCCATTGCCTGAGAGCCAACTGCTGTATTATAACTTGCTGTCGTATTACTATCTAAAGCACCTTTACCAAGTGCTGTATTGTGAGCACCTGTCGTGTTTGCTGTTAAAGCGTTATGACCAACTCCTGTATTACTTGCTGCTGCGGTTGCGTTTAAGGCATTAGAACCAACTGCTGTATTACTATTTACTGTGGTTGCAGTAGATAAAGCACCATCACCGACTGAAACATTATTTGTTCCAGTTGTTATTGCATCCCCTGCATTCCAACCTATATGAGTATTACTATTACCAGTTGTTATTGCTGCTCCTGCTGCTTTTCCAACTGCTGTGTTGTAAGTTGCAGTAGTATTCGCTGTTAAAGCATTATAGCCAATAGCAGTGTTGTCTGCTCCTGTACTGTTAACCAATAAAGCACTTGCACCTACCGCAGTATTATTATCTGCCGTAGTCGTTGCACCGCCAGCATTGTCTCCAACAAAAGTATTAGCATCTCCAGTAGTTACTGCATCTCCAGCAGCATAACCTACGGCAGTATTGTCTGTTCCAGAACTATTAGCGGTTAAGGCTAAAGTTCCTACTGCGACATTGTCAGCAGCCGTTGTCGCTACCAATAAAGCACCTGAACCAATAGCTACGTTATTACCGCCTGTGGTTAACGCTCCACCAGCATTATCACCGACTACAGTGTTATCCGAACCAGTAGTAACCGCATCCAGTGACGCTTCCCCAATGGCTACGTTGTCCGTACCTGTAGTTAGGGCTGTGCCTAAATTACCGCTACCGAGTCCTACGTTGCCTGTGCCACCTGTCATGTCTAAAACGTCAGTAATTGCAGCACCACTTCCTGCTCCGTCAGCTACCACCATCTTAATACCGCCATTCGGTATTACGACATTGGCTCCTGTGCCTTGGGTAAGGGAAACTGCGTAACCAGCCGAGTTCTGGATTATCCAGACTTTATTGGCTGTGTTGGGTGCGAGGGTAACTGTGTTAAGTGCGGTAATAGACCCTGCTAGAGTCAATACCATTTTTCTTGCTTCCGAATCCGTTTCCGTACCATCAGGTATAGTAATCGTGTGTGTAGTTCCCGTTATAGTTACTGAAGCACTACCGAAAGCATCCGCTATCAGCGTTAAATTTGTATTCGTGGAGGTTCCCCAGGTTCCCGATTCATCGCCCGTGGCGATTTCTTTTAATCTTAAATTATTTACATAAGTTGCCATATTTGTTCTCCGGTCTGTTTAATATACTGTGTTAGGCCACATCTTTCCACTCTGGATCCTGAGTATCACTTACGCCCGTCCAACTCGGATCTTGGTCATCGTTTATTTTACCCCATACATTCAGTTGACTCACGTATCCAGTTGCATTTACTCCTGTAATAGAAAACTCTACTGCTATGATAATAGTAACATCATTGATTGAGCCTGTCGCTGACTCGCCCGTGATCGAAATAATATTATCGGTAACGGTACTAACCGTACCCAATCCAGAAGTACCAGCCAAGCCACTGGGATAAACATTGGCATCGGCCGTAACGGTTTCGTCGCCTTGTGCGGAGGTGGCGGCATGACCCGTAACTCCGTGTAAGGCTGCCCCAGCGGTAATAACATCGCCTATAGCTCCCGTGCCAGCTAACCCGGTCAAAGAGACAGAGACAGGAATGGATATTGTAAGTGTGCCTAATCCTGTAGTACCTGCTAATCCTGTAACGGATACCAGGGCGGCGGCGGCCGCTGTAACTGAGGAAACTGCGCCTGTACCAGCGAGACCACTGAGAGTAATATTGGCGGTGCCAGTGACGGTGACGGAGGCAATTGCAGTGGTTCCGGCAAGACCACTAAGAGTGATAGTAGCTCCGCCAGTCGCCGTAACCGAGGCAATCGCACTGGTAGCTGCAACGCTACCGAGAGCCACGTCAGCAGCGGCAACAATGGTAACACTGGAAATTGCACTGGTCCCTGCAACGCTACCGAGTTCAACGGTAACATCAGTTACATAGGGTTCCCCCCAAGGACCATCCCCCCACTCAGCACGACCCCAACCGACAGCCATCGGCTAGTTTATGCTATTCTGATAACAGCAGTCGAAGCAGCTTTGGCAGGGAATTGAATGGTGAAACTACCTGCCGTAGAAGTTTTATCTCCACCAAAATCAAACACCGCTACATTGGGATCTCCCGTAGCCGTGTCATTAAAAATCATGCAGCCTCTTGCCGTAATGGTTGCTGTACCAAACGTTAGATCTGCAAAATCAGTTACCGCTGTCGTTCCTGTAGCAGTAGGAGTGACCTTTGTTAAAGTACCCCCTTTTGCCGTGTAATTGGTTCCGGTCGCTTCATTGGTAGTTGTATAAGCCGTAGTAGTAGCACCCATAGTGGCTGAACTCGTGTAAAGAGCCAGCTTAAAAGTGTTTCCTCCCGTCGAGAAATTATGTACTGCTTTGAGCAGTTCTACTTTGAAGGAAGTAGCCATTGATTGCGTTATTGCCATTTATAGTCTCCGTATTATTTCAGCCACGTCACCGTGACCTTGTTTTTCTAATAGATTATTGACGGTACATATATGACTGTCAATAGCTTGTTGAAAATATAAGGTCAATAATTTTTTAACCATTGTCCTAAAAGCGTGTGCCTGTAAGCGGATGGGTTCAGGAGCTTCATCACTTACGCTCACGATTCGATCGGTTGCCATTTCTGCCCATTCTTCCACACTGTGTCCCCGTTTATGCGTGGTGTGGACAATTAAATCGCCAGGCTTGACATTTGATTCTAAACTAAACATCAGGCTTTCTTCGGCTCCGGCGGTCGCAATAATTCATCCGTACTCCAACGATCGGAAATACCCACGGGGATTTGAACAGGTTGATTGATGTCTGAATAAGATTTTAATTTCAATTTCCCAGGTTCGCCATGCAATACGGGAGGATCATCTAAACGATGATAGCCATATAATTTATCTTTTAAATTAACGTTGGAATCCAACAGGGAAGATCTTGTAGCAATATGAATGTCAACGCCTTCGGACAAACAGGCCGCCAGCCAAAATTCACAACAGGCTCTGCCCATTTCGCCAAAATGGACGTTATTCTGATAACTAAAATCCACTCCGAATATATGCAAGGCCCCTATTTTATTCCATAAACCAAACGCAATGGCGTAGGCCACCGTGTTATTAAAATAAGTGCAATTGGTTTCATTCGCCACTTCTTCAATGGGATAGAGTTCGATCGCTGGTACGCGTTCGTCTTTTTCCACGGAATACACCGGGCATTTTAAAGTCGGCAATGTTTTGCGCATGACTTCGGTTTGCGTGCCGGCATCGTCGCTATCAAAAAAGCGACTCATGGGATCCATGGCAAACACGCGATCGGGCTTAGTAGCCGCACACATGGCATTGATCGCCCAGGTTTCGTCATAAGTTTTGCTGTGGTCAAAGAACAAATGATAATCCAACTGACTGTTGCCCATGGCGACCAAAGCCACTGTTTTTCCAGCTAATTCTTTTATGGGTTTTTTCATGATTTAGGTGTCCTTAATCGATCGTAACGATCTTCAGAGTGAGGATTTTTGCTTTCCGCCCAGTTTTTTAAACGCATCATTTCATTATTGTATCGCGTTTCGTAAGCAATCATTTCATTCGGATCTAGCTTCATAAAACTACACGCTTCCAAAAGCGAGCCGTATAACAAAACATTGGGAGCGTAAGTGGAAATATAAGTAGTACCGCTATCGCCAGCTGCGGTTAAAGAAGATGGTTGATAAAAATAATGCAATTCCACGGTAAAATTACTGGAAGGCGTCGGCGCCACGATAAAACTGTCCTCATCAAACTGTGCGTAGTAACCAGGACCTCCGGTGGTGGCTTCCGCGGGCGTGTAATCC